CCGGACGCGATCTGCTCGTCCCTTCGACCGCCTACACGGAGTATTATGACGGAGACGGCGGCTCAGTCCTGCGCCTCAATCAGGCGCCCATTGTCTCCGTGACGACGGTCCACGTTGATCCGGCGCGTCTATTTGAAGCCGCCAACCTCATCCCCGCCTCCGACATCATCGGGGACGCTAGGAGTTATGCCCTCGGCTTCCTCGAACTCCTGACCTACCGCTTCACGCGCTCGATGAAGGGGACGAAGGTAGTCTACTCGGCGGGGTACTCAGTCGTCCCGCTCGATCTCTCGATGGCCGTCAAGCAGATCGTCGCAAAGCAATTCAAGGTCGCTGAGAAGAAGATGTTCGCCGAGGGGTCTTATTCTGTCGGCGATACAACAATTACCCTCTCTCCGGACGCCTATCCGAAGGATGCACTCAAGGTCCTTGACTCCTATCGTCGCGTGGCGGCATTCTGAGATGGGTTTTGGCTACGTCATCAGCGTCAAGGGCATGGAGGGAGCACCCGCTAAGTTGGAGCGATTTCGCCTCAAGGTCCTGGACATGATGCCGACGATGCTCTCCCAGGTCGGGGCTGAGGTTGCGCGTATCTCGACGGAAGATTATCTATCCGGCCGGCGTCCCCAAAAGCTCGGCCGCGTTTCCGGCGATCTCGCCCGGTCCATCGGGTCTCGCGCCGCGCCCGGAGGCGTCAACCGCATCACCGGGAACACCATCACTATCGGGACCAATCTTGTCTACGCGCGCGCGCATGAGCAGGGATTCCAGGGCTCTGTCAACGTGTCCGCGCATGATCGCCGGATGAAGGTCGTTTTTGGGCGCTACCGGGGGAGCATTCTCCAGCATGTTTCCGCGCACTCGCGCATGATGAACATCAAGCCCCGCCCCTTCCTTTCTACCGCACTCCACGATTCAAAGAAGGTCATCCCGACCATCATCCAGAATCTCATGAAGCGAGCCCTGCGGGAGGCGATGGGATAATGGCCTCAATGCGCGAGAATATCCTAGATAACATCGTCACGACCCTGGCCGCGATCACGACCGGGGGCGGCTACAATTTCAGCATCGGGGAGTGTATCCTCGGGCTTAAGAATTACACCGACTCGCCCGCCGACATCATGCCGAATATCTACATCGCCGGGGCCGATGAGAAGCGCAAGAATATCGCGCAGCTTACCTATCAGTCCGATCTCATCGTGCCGGTCGTCGGATATGTCACCCACTCCAACACTGCCGACAAACCCGCCCTGGAGCGTAACGTCTCCAAGCTCATCGCCGATATCACGAAGGCCCTAATGGTTGACGTTACCCGAGGGGGATACGCAGTCACGACGGAGATAGGGGACATTGACACCGACAAAGGATTTTTCTCGCCGTTCGCGGCGGTCGAGATGACAGTAAGAGTGCATTACCGCGCCGCCGTCGCTACGCCGTAAAAATATAGGAGACCACGACCATGTCAAACGAAGCGCTTCTGCACTCCAAAAAGATGGGCATTCAGGAAGAGTCAGACTGGGCGGCAGGTACGATCACCGCCGCCACTCGTCTCCTTCCATTGCGCGAGGCCGGAATTATCTTAGGTCTCCAGCGTCAGCATATCCGGCCTGGACGCATCTCCGGGCGGGCATCGCTCAAGCAGAGCTTCCTCGGGACCTATGCCCCGAAATTCACGATCCCGACATTCGGCTACCCCGTCGGCGGCGTCCTCAAGCTGCTCAAGATGGCCCTGGGCTCGCTCACCACGGCAGAGGTCGCGTCTTTCGCCGTCTCCGCCGGGGTAAACGACAAGATCGACTTCACCGAGGACGGCGGCGCGGAAGTAACCGCGACCCTGACGGCCGGAACTTACGCCATGGGCACATCCTCGGCGGTCGCAGGGAGTCTCTGCGCTCTCATCAAGGCTCAGATGGAGGCGGTTAACGGCGCTTCGACCTACACCGTGACCTTCTCGACGACGACTGGTCTCGTCACCATTACCAAGAGCTCCGGAGTATTCGTTCTTCTTTGGGCGACCGGGACTAACGCGGCGACTGCCGCCGATACCCTGCTCGGCTTCGCGGCCGACACAGCAAGCGCAATCGCGGCGACCGCGCCGACCGCACTTGTCGCCGTCTACGATCACACCATCAAGCCGCTGGACGCCTACATCTATGGCCTTTCTGCGGGAATGACGGCTCAGATCAAGCTCGCCGACGGGAAGGTATTCGACGCCCTCGACGCCGTAGTGGACGTGCTCAAGATGAGCTACAAGCCTAATCAGGAACTTTGGTACGACGCGGAATGCGAGGGCCGACTGTACGCCGACAGTTCCGCCGACCTCGCATCCCTGAGCGAGGAGACGATAGCTCCATTGACGTTTGCGCAGCTCGGTTACACCGTCGGCGGGGTGGCTCACGAAATCAGCGCGCTTGAAATTAATTACTCGAACAATCTAAAAAAGGATTTGTTCGTAAACTCCGAGAAGCGCTCGAAGTTCCCGCGCAATGGCTTCCGCGCCGTCTCCGGGTCCTTCATGATGGACATCACCGACTCGCGCGCCTACGCCATCTATACGGACTTCCTGGCCGGGACTCAGCCCGCGCTTGTCGCGACCTTCACGGCGGCAGCATCCAGCATCAAGACGGGCTACACCTACACGATTACCAAGACTCTCGGTAAGGTCGCCTATGACTTGGAGGCCGTGCCGGGAGGCGGCGGGCAGGCGGCTCCGGAAGGCTCGGCTCCTTTTACCGCACTCGACGACGGCACGAACGGGGAGCTTAAGATCGTCGTCCGAACTCATCAGGCCACGATCTAATCGGGGAGCATGAACCGCACCCCGGAACAGATCGCGGGAGCTTGCGCGCTTGGTCCGGTCAAGGCTTTGGAGCTGCTTGACCGAGGCCGGACCGGGGATTTGGGCGCCCTCAAGGATTGGAGCGTCTACGCTCTCTATCGCCAGTTCCTGCGCGTGGGAGCGTCCCCAGTGGCGGCCCTGCACCATACCAAGATCGCGCTCGATAACATCGATCTCACCGCGAAGGTGGCCGGATAATGGCCGACGAAACGAAGGTCGAGATATCAATTGAGGCCAACAAGGCGACCGGGGCCGTCAGTGTTGCCACGACCGAGATTAAGGACCTTGATAAGGCGCTTAAGGGGATTGTCGATAAGCACCACGGCGAAGCGCTCAAGGATGACACCGATCGTTACGAAAAATCCCTGCGCGGCATTAATCCGGCGGCGAAAGATGCGGCGGACGGTCAGGGGGTTCTAAGCGAAGCCAGCGGGGCTCTTTCCGATTCTCTCGTCCGACTTGCAAGCGTGGCAGCCATCGGCGCGTTCTTCAAAATGGCCGTCGATGAATCGCTCAAGGAAGCCGAGGCCCTGCGCGTCCTTCAAGGGGCCATCGAATCGACGGGGGCGGCATGGGGCGACTATGCGGATAAAATCGAACAGTTCGCCAAAACACAGCAGGCGCAAACGCGCTTTGATGACACCGTAACATTTGAAGTCCTCGGAAAGCTCGCCCTAGCCACACGCTCAGTAGGCGAGGCTATGCGCGCGACACAGCTCGCTCAGGACCTGTCCGTAAAGTCAGGCAAGCCACTGGCGCAAACGACTGAGATAATCAGCCAGCTACTGCTCGGTCAAGAGCGCGCCGTCAAGATGGCGACAAAGGAATTTGGAAACTACGCGGGCGGAGCATCGACGGCGCAGGGGGTTTTAGACAATCTCCAAAAAAGCGTACTCGGGGCGGCGGCTGCGGAAGATTCAGCGACTAAATCATTCGCGCAACTAAAAGCCTCAATCGGCGATACGATGCAGCTCATTGGGGATATCGCCACGCCTCAGCTTGTTGAAATGGCGACCGCCGTCGGTGGACTCCTTCGCAGTACTCTTGAGTATATCGGAGCAATCGACAAAAAGAAGGTTGCCCAGGCCGGCAGCGTCCGCGCACTTGAAGACGAGGTAGAAAAGCTGCGCCAGGCCGCAGAGTCACAGATGATTTATGGCGGTCGTACTGCGGAAGGAATCGGAAAGCTCGATGAGATGAGGCGCGCCCTAAGAGAAAAAAACGAAGAGCTTGAAAAGGCGATCGCCCTAGAGAAAAAATCAGGCGCGGATGAAGGTAGGCTCACAGCTAGGGAAGACCCCGCCCAAGCTCAGAAGATCGCCG